GAAGCGGCTCGCCGCGACATGGACGAGAAGTCATTCCGTCAGGAATTCGAGGCGTCCTTCGAGGCGATGTCGGGTCGGGTGTATTACGCCTTCGATCGCCGTCAGCACGTCGGCAAGTACGAGTTCAATCCAGCGCTCCCAATCTGGATTGGTCAGGACTTCAACATCGACCCGATGTCGAGCATTGTCTTGCAGCCGCAGCCGAACGGCGAGATTTGGGCCGTCGATGAGATCGTGCTTTACGGCTCGAACACGCTTGAGGTCTGCGACGAGATCGAGCGTCGATACTGGCGGCATCTGAAGCAGATCATCATGTACCCCGACCCTGCCGGCGGTGCGCGCCAGCATGCTCGAGGCGAAACCGACCTCGACATCATGCGCGAGAAGGGTCTGAAGAAGATCAAGTACCGACGCGCTCACCCGCCGATTGCCGATCGTGTGAACGCCGTCAACAAGATGCTGATGGCTGCTGACGGAACAGTCAGGCTCCGGATTGACGAGCGTTGCCGCAACTTCATCAACTCGCTTGAGCAAACGATGTACAAGCCCGGCGGTCGCGACATCGACAAGTCGGCCAACATCGAACACATCACCGATGCGGCCGGTTACTGCATCGAACTTGAGTTCCCCGTGCGTCGCATTGAAGTGGCTGGTTTGTCAATATAAGGCTTGCCAAACTCAGTCAGTGGTGATCTAATTTCGAGCATTCTTATAGGTACGTCAATGGATCAAAAACAACTCAACGCGTTCATCAAGCGCCGGCACCCTCGTTACAAGGAAAACGAGGCGCATTGGCAGTTCCTGAACGCGTGCTACGTCGGTGGGCGTACCTGGTTCGATCAGAACATCTTTGTCTATCACAAAGAGGGCGAGAACGAGTTCAAGGCTCGTCGCGATCGGGCGTATCGCTTCAACCACACCAAGGAAATTGTCGACCTCGTTGGCAAGTACATCTTCAAGGTTCCCGCTTCGCGTCAGGAAGACGCCCCGGAGATCGTCAAATCGTTCTGGAAGCGAGCCACGCGCAACGGGCTGGGCATCGGCGACTACATGCGTCAGATCGAGCGCAAAGCGAGCATTTTCGGTCGCGTCTGGGTCGTGGTCGATTCGACCAAGGAGGTCGAAAGCAACAACCGCGCAGAAGAGAAGGCGTCGGATGCCCGCATCATCAGCTACGTGGTCGAGCCGTACAACATGCTCGACATGAGCTACGACGAGAACCAGGAGCTGAACTGGGCGCTGATCGCCGAGTACGAGCGTGACGATGCCGACCCCTTCACTTCCTCGGGTGCGATGCTGCCGCGCTTCCGGCTTTGGACGCGCAAAGGCTGGGTTCTTTTCAAGGCTACGCCCAAGTCGGGCACCGACGAGTTCATGGTCGAGAAGATCGGCGAAGGTGAGCATGATCTGGGCATCGTGCCGGTCTTTGCCGCCGACAACATCGCCTCCGACGACCCCTACGTCTCGCCCGCGCTTATTGGCGACATCGCCTATCTGGATCGCGCCGTCGCGAACTATCTGTCGAACCTGGACGCGATCATTCAGGACCAGACTTTCAGCCAGCTCGCGATGCCGGCGCAGGGGATGATGCCAGGCGACGAGGCGTACAAGAAGGTGCTGGAGCTGGGCACCAAGCGCATCTTCATCTACGACGGCGAGGGTGGCGCACAGCCGTTCTACCTGTCGCCTGACATCAAGCAGGCGCAGCTGATTCTCGACGTGATCAACAAGATCATCAACGAGATTTACCACTCGGTCGGCGTTGCCGGCGAACGCACCAAGCAGGACAACGCCCTGGGCATCGACAACTCGTCCGGCGTGGCCAAAGCCTACGACTTCGAGCGCGTGAATGCTCTTCTCGCCTCCAAGGCCGACAGCCTCGAGATGGTCGAAAACCGTCTCGTCAAGCTCGTGATGGCCTGGGCGGGCGAGACCTACGACGAAGAAAACCCGATGGTCGAGTACCCGGACAACTTCGACGTGCGTGGTCTGTACGACGAGTTCGAAATTGCCGCTCGCCTGGCTGCCATCGACGCCCCCGACGAGGTTCGTCGCGAGCAGATGAAGCTGGTGATCGACAAGCTCTTCCCGAAGCTCAAGGACGACCTCAAGAAGAAGATGCTTGAAGAACTCAAGCAGTGGCCGCCCAAGCTCGACGCCATGCTCGAAACGATGGGCGCGAACAGCATTTCGAGCGAATCCATGTCCGGCGCGGGCAAGAGCCCCGCTGGCGACACTTCCACGAACCCCGGTCAATCGACCTAACCTAGAGGCACATCACGCATGAACAAATATCTCAGACAAGCGCTCGTTGCACGCGGCTATTTCGCACCGGAAAACGGTGGTGAAGGTGGCGGTGGTGGCGGCGGAAGCGTTCAGGATGACAAGCCCGCTGATGATGTCACACCGGCTGATGACAAGCCCGCTGATGTCACGCCGGCTGATGACAAGCCTGCGCCGCGCAAGTTTTCTGACGACGAAGCTGCCAAGCTGCTGAAGGAAAACATGCAGCGCAAGGCCGAACTGAAAAAGCTGGCGGAAGAGCGCGAGCAGCTGAAGGCGACCCTGGCGCAGTTCGAAGGCATCGATGTCGAAGAGGTCAAGCGCCTTGTCACCGAGAAGCAGGCCGCCGAGGAAGACAAGCTCAAGAAGGCCGGCGAGTGGGACCGCCTGAAGGCGCAGATGCTTGAAGTTCACAACCGCGAAAAGCAGACCCTGGCCGAGCAACTGAAGGCGCGCGAAGACGAGCTGTCGCAGCTGCGTTCGACCATCGGCGATCTGACCGTGGGCAACGCCTTTGGCAACTCCAAGTTCATCAGCAACGACCTGACCATTCCGGCAAGTAAGGCTCGTGTCCTGTACGGCAGCCACTTCGACTTCGAAGACGGCCGCCTGGTTGGTTACGACAAGCCGGTCGGTGCCAAGGATCGCACCATGCTGATCGACGGCGCGGGCGAGCCGCTTGCCTTCGAAGATGCGCTGCAGAAGATCGTTCAGAGCGACCCGGACTACGTCTCGATTGCCAAGAGCAAGATCAAGATCGGCGCCAACTCGGGCACCAAGGGCAGCGACAAGGCTCCCGAAATGAAGCCCGATGTGCGCGGCGTGAGCCGCATTGCAGCGGGTCTGGCCAAGCAGAAGTAACAAAATCGATGAAACCACGAAAAAGGCTTGCAATTCGCCTTTTTCGTGGTAGTATTCAGTCACGACTGACTTAAAGCGACCTAAGCTCCGTCGGCATTTTCCAAAACCTGATTCAACAAGGAACGAATCATGCCGTTGCTGAAAGCGGAAGCTGAAAAGCTCTCCAACAACGAGCTGGTCGCCGGTGTCATCGAAGAGATCATCGATCGCGATCCGCTGTTTTACCTGCTCCCGTTCCAGGGCGTGAATGGCAAAGCCTACGTCTACGATCGCGAGAACACCCTGTCTGAAGCCGACTTCCTTGACCCGAACGACGCGGTCAACGAGGGCGCTGCGACCTTCACCGAAGTCACCGCTCGTCTGCGCATCCTGGCTGGCGACGTTGATGTGGACAAGTTCCTGCAGGCGACGATGTCGGACACCAACAACCAGAAGGCCATCCAGATCGCTGCGAAGGCCAAGGCGCTTGCTCGCAAGTTCCGTCGCACTCTGGTGAACGGTGACAACACCGCCAACCCGAAGGAATTCGACGGTATGTGGAAGCTCGTCGCCAACGATCGCAAGATCGCCGCTGGCGCCGGCCCGACCAACAACCTGTCGCTGTCGATGCTGGACGAGCTGCTCGACGCCGTTCCGAACGGTGCCGACTTCATCATGATGCGCCCCGGTACGCTGCGTTACTACCGTGGTCTGCTCCGCGCCACTGGTGGCACCGAGCCGCAGCACATCATGATCAAGGACTTCGGCATGGTCATGGCCCACAACGGCGTGCCCATCATCGTGAACGACTTCATGTCGAACGTTGAAGCGCTCAACGGCTCGGCCCTGACTGGCGGCACCTACGCCTCGGTCTACGCCGGTCGTCTGAACGAGGCTGATGGCATCCACGGTATTTACGGCGGCAGCTCGGCCGGTATCGTGGTTGAAGACATCGGCACCGTCCAGAACAAGGACGCGACCCGCACCCGTCTGAAGTGGTACTGCGGCCTGGCTCTGAAGAGCACCAAGTCGCTGGCTCGCATCCACGGTCTGTCGAACGTGTAACTGGTACTTCAATCACCGGTGACTAATTGAAACGGGGCGGTGACGCCCCGTTTCTTTATCAGAGGAAAGAAAGATGCAAATCAAACTCCCCGCAAACCTGGCCGGTTCCGCTGGTCACGTTGGACAAGTCTGGTTCGACGAAGCCGGTCTGTCGGAAGACATCTCGGCTGAAGTCGCGCGTCGCTTCCTGGCAATTTTCGGTGGCGAGATCGTCTCCGAGTTCCCGGAAGGTGTGCAGACGCTCGATCAGTGCGTGGTCCATGAGCGCCGCGAACTGGAGCTTGACCTTGCTCGCGAAGAGCAGGATCGCATGCAGTTTCGCAAAGACCTTGATGGCTACCAGCCGCCCGAAGTGAAGGCGCCCGAGAAACAGGGCGAGCACAGTCGCGAAAGCCTGTCTGCACTGGCCGACAAGGGCGGCATCAAGCCGTTGCGCGAGATCGGCGACAAGCTCGGCGTCAAGGCGCAGTCGATCGGCAAGCTGATCGACGAAATCCTTGAGGCTCAAGAAGCCGCGCTGGCCAAGTCGGAGTAACCCATGCTCGCGTTTGCCCCGAACACCCCGGCCACGCTTTCCATCCCCCTGCTGGATGCCAACGGCCTGCCTCTTACTGCGGATGCCGTCTCTTATCAAGTGACTGATCAGAGCGGTGCGGAACGGGTGCCGCTGACCGTGTTGGCACTGCCGGATGGCCCCACCGACACCGTCGAGCTGACGCTGCCTGGTGCGATCAATGGTTTGGCTGTCGGGGCAAGTCGCGAGCTGCGCGTTGTAACCCTGTCGATCACCACCGAAACAGGGCCGGCAACGGTGGTGTATCGCTATCTCGTCAAGGCGGAAGATGCGCTTGGCGTGATGAAGAACAGTTTTCAGACGTTCTCGCAGGCGCTGTTGCTTGGCACCGAAATGGTCAACATGGAAGCGTGGGATGCGGCAAGCGACGACCGCAAACAGGCTGCCCTGGCTGACGCCTATCGGGCCATCTGCAAGCTGCGTTTCGATTGGACCTTCGACAACGATCAAACCCGGCTCAACGACATCCGCTGGACCCCGCACGACATGGACAAGCTCAATGAAGCGCAGTTCATGAACCTCGATGAGCGCTTCCGCTCCGCGCTGTGCAGGGCACAGGTGATCGAGGCAAATGCGCGTCTGGGTGGCACGGACGTGTCCGATTTGCGCCGCGAAGGTCTGATGTCGGCCACCGTCGGCGAAGTCTCTCAGATGTTCCGGCCCAGCAAGCCTCTGGTCCTGCCGATCTCGCATCGCGCACTGCAGGTTCTGGCCGGCTACATCACCTGGTCGGTGCGGGCGGGTCGGTAATGCAAGCCGATCTCGAGGCTCAAGCGGCAGAGCGAACCTACGAAGGCTGGCTGTCCAGCCTGCGAGGCGTTTTCGCGCTTGCCGTCGAGACTCCGGACCCAACCCTTCGTGCCGTGAGGTCGCGCTACCTGGCCCAAGCAAAGGCGCTTGGGTCACTCACCATCGATCGGCTTCGCGCTCAGCTGCGAGGCATCGCGAAGCGCTACGACGAGTCGCCCGAAAGTGTCACGTTCGCCATCGAGCAAGTGAAAGCTCAGGTCATGCGCGACATCGCAATCGGGCTGGAGTCGCTGCGCAAGCTGGCGATCGAGATTCAATTAACAGTTGGTCGGCGTGCCAACTTTGTGACCGCGCTCTTGCGTGCTCGCCGCAGTCGAGTGACCGACTTGCATTTCGAGTACACGGATCGGATTGGTCGCAAATGGACCGCCGCACGCTATATCAGAACGCTGGTGCGCCAACAGGCCGTGACGCTATCCATCGTCTCGGCACTCCGGCGCATCGCCTCTTCCGGCGCCGACCTGGCCCGTCTCGAGTATCCCGATCCGGATCACGAGGGGCACGGTCTGGTGTTTTCTATCTCGGGGGCAACGGCAGGTTACCCGAGCTACCGAGAGCTTGAGGAAAGGGGTGTTTTTCACCCGAACACGAACGTCAAGGTGGTTCTTGCATGAGTACGTCTGCCCTGCTCTACCGGAATGAGTGCTGGCTTTCGAGCGCGAACGGCACTTACGACCAGTATGGCAACGAAAAGATCGGTCCGGAGCGTCGAGCCGTTTGCGGCATCGTCAAGCTGAGCGCACGAAGCGAAAAGAGCACGGTGCGCGCCGACTCTTCCGGTTCGCGTGGCGCGGCCCAAGAGGTCATTGTCGATGCGGTGCTGCTCTTCAAGCCGTTCTACACGATCAAGCTCGATGACTGCATCCGTGTTGGCACCACGCGTCTGCGAGTGATTGGCGTGACTCCACGCAGCCTGATCACGGGCGGCGTCGATCACTACGAAGTGGAGTGCGTGGTATGGGTTTGAAGACC